TGCTCCTCAAGAGCGGCAATCTGCGAGTAAACGGAGGCCGTCAGGTAGTGGTACTGGTCATTGAGGGCGGCGGATGCCTTCACTGGCTCGTCGGCGAGCTTGACGAACTCCGCAACAGTATCGCTTACGGCTTTCCCGGTGCCTTCCCGCATGCCAATCGCGGCTTCAGTGATTGAGGCGAAGCTCTCGCCAGCGATCTTGCCGTTCCCAGCAAGAGTAGCCAGCACGTCGGCCGCTGCAGCCGTGGTGCCGACGGTAGCGCTGACCTGTTTCGCCAGATCGCCCAGTTGCCCAGCGCTTACACCGGCATAGTTACCGGTTAGAACCAGCGACTTGTTGTATTCATTGCCCTCTTGCGACCCCTTGCTGTATCCGTATGCGAGAGCGCCAAGGCCAGCCACGACCAGGGCAATTGGAGCCGCAACCAGAAGCAAGCGGCCAGCCATGGCGCCCGCTTCCACTCCGATCTGAGCGATGTTGCGCCCCGCTCCAGCCCAGTCACCTGAGGCGAGCGCCTTGCCAAGCTGAACCACGTCCTCACGGGCGCGACGGGAGCCAAGCCCAAGCTCGCCCAGGGCGCCAGTGGTCTTGATGATCGGGTCGTTTGCGGCACCAATCTTTGCAGCGGACTCATCAATTTTGCCGAGAGCCGTGGCGTAATCCTTTGCGCTGATTGTGCCCTTATCGAACAGCTTCCCAAGCTCTTCCGTTTCGCGCTCCAGCTTCGCCATCTTTGCGGCGGTCGGATCAACGGAGCGCATGAGCTGGTCGACAGCCTTTTCCTGCTGAACTGCTGACTTGGCGAGATCTTGCTGGGTTTTGTCGAGCTGCTTGTTGATCTTGATCGCCTCAGCGTCGTCGATCATGCTCGCTTTCTGCAAGCTGCGGAGCTGCGAGCGCTGGATCTCAAGCTCGGCAGTCGAGCTTGCACCACTCTTAAGCGAAGACTCAAACGCCTTCATCTGGTTAATGAGGGCGGGCGACACCATGCCGTTTGCGGCTTTTCCTGCGCCAGTCGCGCTGTCCTCAACATCTTTCAGGGCGGCAGGAAGCGCAGAAGCGCCTTTCGCCACCTCCTTCAATGCCGTAGCAGACTTCTCACCAAGGTCGGTAATGGCGTCTTCCGCGCGCTCGGCGGACACCGCCATTCTTTCCAGGTCGGTCGCAGCCTTCACGGCCGGACTGGTGTCGACAGCAATGCCGAGCGTCGCCAGATCGTTCATAAATGCTCCACTCTGTGGTAAATCGCGGGCAATAAAAAACCGCCCGAAGGCGGTTTGTGTTTTGGCTTTACTGGCCTATTTCGTGACCATGACTGTGGTCATCTGGTCATTCTCAACCTGCAGCTCGCTCATGATTGCCCCGCCCTGAAGGGCGAGCCCATACGCTGTCGGGGCCTGCCACGCAACATCGCTCAAGATGTAGTAGGAGCCTGGCGGAACCTTGGAGAATGAGAAATTGCCCGAACCATCAGCCTGCGTTTTCTTCCCGGCCTCCAAGGCGCGGGTATCAACCGATGCTACTGCCTGATTTCTCAGGTAGGCGCTGTAAATCTGGGCGCTGTAGCTGGTCGCCGGTATCAGAAGCACCCGACTACCCGCTCCGTAACGGACATCGCCCCCGACGGTGCGCATGAAGACCTGTCCCGAGACCGCGCCAGTTCCTTCTTTCGGCAGCGCCGAATACTCAGCAGCCGACAGGAATCCGAGATTCGCGGGAGGTGGCTGGTGCGCACACCCGGAAAGAGCAAGTGCGACCGCCATCAGCAGTAGTGATTTTTTCATCAGAACCTCCTTGTGTGGTAATGCGCAATCTACCACCGCGCCAGGATTCAGCCAAAACGCCGAAAATCAATCCTCAGCCTCCCGCCCATCCTGCTCCTGCTGCCGCTCCATGCGATCAAAGAACGCTTCCACGTCTTCTGCGATCTGCTCACGGCTCTGCTCGGGCTCATCTGGCGCCCTGCACTTCGGATCCGCTGAGCGCACCAACTGCGCGCTGTAGTGGTCCGAGAGCTTGCGCAGGGTCAACGCTTCCCACGCATCAAGCTTGACTTGGGAGAGCCTGGACCAGGCCTCAAGCTCAAGCCATGACAGTGGCTCAGGGCCGAACCCGTTGCTGGTGACCGGCCCAGCCTCAAACAGGTAATCAATCAGGTATTCCCAGGCCAGCAGGTCCGGCATTTCAAGCTGCCGGACGTAATGCCCTTTTTGCTCGAGCTTCCGGTAGACGGCGGCGCGCGTCTCGGTTTCCTTTTCGGCAACCGTGTTGAGCCACGCCGACTTCCGGACGTAGAGGATCAGCGCCTCTACGCTTTCGGCAAAAAATTGGCCCGCTCAGATGCGAAGGTGTTCACCTGGTCACGAATCCACGGGTAGTCGGTCAGAAGCTTGATAGCCGCCTGTGGGGTGAACTTCAGCGTTTCCTTGTTCAGAACCAGGTTCTTCCAGCCGACGATCAGCGAGGCCAGGGTTTCCGACACGTCGTCTTCGTTGCGGCCGCGCTTGCGGGCGCTGGCACGAATCGAGGCCTTCCAGCGGTCGGAGTCAGTACCGGCAACGGTCACGACCCACTCCTTGCCATCTTCGTTCTTGATGACTTCGCCAGTGGCCGGGTGCAGCAGTTTCATTTCAACGCCAGCTTCTGCGGTCGAACGGGTGAACAGGTCAGCGAGATCCATGGGTAATCCTTAAATATTGGGGATGTAGAAAGCCCCGCGTTGTGCGGGGCAAACGGGTTTTGGGGTTGAGTTACGCGCCGGATACAGGAGGCTTGACGGTGATGATGTCGCCGTCGACTTCCACGTTCGCCGTGCCAGCCAGGATTGCGTCAGTGCTGCCGATGTCGCTGTCGGTGAAGCTGGACACCTGGCCCGGGAAGTACTGGATGCGGCCGCTCGGGAACTTGATCTGGAAGGAATACGAATCGTCGGACTCCAGCGCATCGCTCAGCAGGTCCTGACCGGCGTCAGCCTTGGCGATTGCCAGGCCGATTGCCATTTGGCCGTTGTTGAACGAGCCCTTGCGCTTGTACGTGCCGCGATACGCCAGAGGCTTGTGCTCGACGACGGCGAACTGCTTGCCGCGTGCGCCGATGCTGGTTACTTCTGCGATCTCGGTCCAGACCAGGAGCTTGTAGCCGGCCGCATCCGAGGTTGCGGGTGTCGCAGCAGATACCAATAAGATCGTGCCTGCGGCGGTACTGGCGGTAGACGAACCAATAGCCATGGGTGTTTCTCCGTAAGGATGCCGCGTTGCGGCTGGAAGGGTTGCAGCGCCCACTGATTCGCAGGCAATAAAAAACCCGCACTGGGCGGGCTTGGGTGTTGCTCTGTCGATCAGCCTGTGTCGGACCGGTATCGGAACGACGCGGGCACGGTGTAATTGGTATCGCCCTGAATCTCAGGGCCCTGCTCTACAGGGGTCATCACCTTGACGGTGATGTCGCCCTGGGTGAGCGTGGAGAACAGCGGGAACTGGGCGGCGAGGTCGCCAATCAGCTCCTCGCCCGCCTTGGTTCCAGTGTTTGAGGGAATGACAATGCTCACCTGGAACAAGCCGATGAACTGACGATTCTTGCCCGGAAGGTCTGTGCTGCCCGTTGTGGCCGGGATCGTGAAGGCGCGCAGGTAAATCCCCGTGGCGGGAGTCGTGAACTTCGCATTCTGGTAGGCGACCGGCAGGTTTTTGTCCTTGGCCCACGCAGCAAGGCGTGTCTCGAACAGCCTTCGAATGATCAAGTGGGACATATCACACCTTGTTGTTCTGGGCTGCCTCGGAAACTATCTGCTGGAAGCGCGCCAGGGTGATGCGGACCATGCCGCCAGGAGCTTGGGTGGAGTGCCCATATTCTAGGGCGATTCCGTAGGGAAGATTGTTGACTATGTAGGCTGTCTGGCCTGCGGTGAGATCTACCACTTGCAACCTAATCTTTGCCAGCGTCAATCCGCCTGCCGAATCTGATCGATCTAGTACCCCCTCGACCGGTGCATCAATGGAGAACTGCCAATTACCTCTGAATCGACCACCAACATAGTCCTCACCAGCGACCAGCGCGTTAACCTGGAAGTTTTGGTCTCTCTCTCTTTTTGTAAGTTTTTTTGCGTATTTAACGTTGCGCCTGAGCTTTCCGTCCTTGGTGTAATTGCTCGGGGTGAGCGAAATTATGACGTTTCGAGCGTCTACGTTTTCGTCATAAGCATCTGCCTGCGCCTTATTTCCAGCGCGATGAGCAACGTTGGCAGCCCATATCTCGGGGTTTCCTACTGGGGACATCTGAATCACGCTGCTGCCGATCTCGATTACGATTTCTCGAATAGTTGTATCAATTGCCCCGCTTGCTTTCTCAGCAAACTCACGGATCTGCTGGGCGAAACTGCCCTGTTTGCCTTTGTACTTGCTCATGCGCGCACCTGCAGCTCATAGAGGATTGGCGTACCGGCAGGGTTGATCTCTTTGAAGCTGATCACCGTCCACGGCTTGCCTTGGATAACCGCCTTGATGAGCAGCTTCGGCGGCCATTCCAGGCCAGACGCGGCGATCTTGAGCTTCTTGTCGCCCTGGATGATGAGGGTGTTGTTCTGGAACTCCTGACCTGTGAAGTCGAGGAGAATCCCTTGAGCGGTTTGTTCGATTGTCACGCCCGGTGAGTTCTCGCCCGTCGCGGGGTCGTACTCGCCTTCCTCGGCGTCTTGCAGAATCACTGGCTGGCCGAACTCTGTGATCATCTCCAGGGCCATCACGGCCATTTCGTCGTAGAAGGCCATGGTGGCTCCAGATGTGAAAAGCCCAGCGCGATGGCTGGGCAGTGTGCAGGTTACGAGCGGATTATCGTGGGCATTGAGTCGGCCATCGGCCAAGTCAGTTCCTCACCATCGCGAAGCTCAGGGATTTGCCGAACGAGCCGGTCCGGGCCGCCATTCATGGGTCGATAAATATCTTCGGATGCTACCGGGCGCCTTTGGATGTCGCCGCCTTGCAGCCGCACCAGCATGGTCTTGTCGTCAGCTTCCATTCCGTTCACCTCCCATCGATACCTGAACCTGGATTATGCCCGAACAGCAAACAACCCGCGCCGCTGCAGATAATCGGCGAACTGCGTAGCGCTCGGTCGATCCGGCGCCGCAGGCAGCAACCGGTTGCTGGTGCTTGGAATCGCCGCATACTCGCGTGTCACGGCCCCCTCAACCCGATCCAGCAAGACTGCGCCCTTGCGCTTCTCCACCGGGTCGATGTCGTCCTGATGGATCTCGGCAGCCAGGGCCATTTGGCCGTACTGAATCCGCGCCGGGAGGTAGTTGTTTGGCTTGATCTCTCGATCCAGTTCAACGCCTTGGCGCGGCCAGGACAGGCCCTGCTCGCTGTTGGTCTTGCGGCCCTTCCACGTCATGCCATCCATCGCCAAGGCGGACCGGCGCAGCAGCGCTTCCTGTGCTGGCACGTCGACGGGAATGACCACGCCAAACTTCACGGCGTACATGGCCAGGTCCTCGGCGCTCGCGTAGCTTTCGGCGTCAGGCTTGCCGGTGCCGTCCTCGATGATGAGTGCCATGCGTCAACTCGCTGTAATGGTTTGAAGATTGGCCGCCGGATCACCGACAGCCAGCAGTATTACTCCTTGGGAAGATCGGCGACGAGCTTTTCCAGGGATTCTTTAGAGGCGTTGGCCCGGTACTGGACCTTGGCTTCGTCCAGCGTCGCTTTCAGCGCTGCTATTTCACCAGCATCATCAGCCGGCGCGATTGCTGCCTTCTTGAGCGCTTCGATCTCACCGCGCAGCGAGTCGACCGTAGAGAGCAGGCCGTCCCGCTCAGCAGTCAGTTCGCCAACCGATGCGTGGATGGTGCCGAGCACATCAAACAGGCGCGACGCTAGCTCGCCCGAGTCTGGCCGATGAATCTCGCCAACACCCAGTCCATCGATCAGAAGAGCGACCCCGTCGGTTTCTGCCTGAAGCTTGGCAAGCTTTTCAGCCAGATCGCCAGATGCCGATTCATGCGCGGTGAAGCCAGCGGGTGCCGGGGCTTCTTTCACGGCGACGTCGACACCGGCATCCTCGTACGCCTTGACGATCTCGGGAAAGTCACCAACAACGACAACTTCGGTTGCATCGCGCTCGACGCCGCGAAACAGGCGCGCATCCCGGTAGCGCTTGCCAGGCTCGAAGCCTTCAAGCTGGTTCGTGTAAATCAGTTCCATGGGATTCTCCGTAGCGGCCATTGCTGGCCGCTTCCAGCCTGGCTATCAGGGAGTGGTGGTCAGGGTGATCATCACGCCAGCGGTGACCTTGTTGCTGTCAGCGTGCTTGGCCCAGTTCGCAGCCGAACCTACAGCGGCCAGGGTTGGGTTGGCGCCGCCTACTGCGTCCTTCCAGCTGTAGCCCAGTACGTCGATGTTGACGGTGCCTTCAGCGCGGTAGCCGACGCCCAGGTTTTCTTCATCGTTCACAGGGTACGAGCGGAAGCCCGGCGCCTGGGATTCGGTGATGATCACGGCGTTCGGCAGCAGGCCGAAGATCACGTCCGCTGGTGCGGTGTCGGTCACCAGCACCGGCTTGCCCAGGGTGCCAGGCAGGCCGCCGTAGATCACGACACCGGCTTCTTCGTAGATCTTGTTGGTGATCGCTTCGTCGACGATGTCGAAGTAAGCGCTGGAGTGCATGACCCACAGGGCGATACGGCCGAACTTGTCACCGAACTTGCGCATGCCGCGAGTCAGCGTCTTCTTGCCGTCGGTTTCGATGTTGGCCGAAACCACCATGCCGGCGTTCGAGCCAATCGAGGCGCGCAGACCGGCAACGGCGTACTGGATGAAGCCTTCCAGGGTCGCGTCGGCTACGTCAGCGCCGATGATCTGGGAGAACTCATCCACCGGTCGACCGCGACGCTTGAACGCCTCTTCGGTGGTCTGGTACGGGCCGTACTTCCATGGAGCCTTGACGCCCACGGCTTCACCGGCACCGATTTTCTTCGGAGTCACCTTGCCGGTGGAGTTGACGTCGCGGTGTTCCAGCGAGCCGCCGACCTTGTAGAAGGCGCGCTTGCGGAAGTTACCTTCGATCAGTTCGTTGTCGAGGACGATTGCGCCGTTGGACGATGCGTTGAACACATCCAAATTGTCCTGGATGCGCTCCAGGTATGCGGTTTGCGCCTCATCGTTGTAAATGATCAGGTCGCTGTTAACGGTTGTTGGCATGAGTGTTTCCCCTTACTTGGGCAATTGCAGGAATGCGGTTTGGCCGTGCTTGCGCTGGTAGTCGCGCTTCTGCTCGGAGGTCATTTCGGAGCGCTTGAATGCAGCCTGGCCGCCACCCCCGCCCGGGGCTTGTGTGCCTGAAGCCCTTGGCCACAGGTGAGGCGCGCTTTCGCGCAGAGATTCCGCCCATTCGAGCGGAGTCAGAGGGGTCTTGCCGTCTTTGCCGAGGATGGTCTGGCCGGACTCATCAACGGCGACTGCTTCGCCCTCTTCATTC